AGGCCAACTATAGGAGTTTAACATGGCAGATACTACAACAACCACATACAGTCTGGTAAAGCCAGAGGTCGGCGCATCCGAGGATACTTGGGGTACAAAAATAAATACCAACCTAGATAACGTCGATAATCTGTTAGATGGTACGACGCCTATCACTGGTATTGACATTAACTCTGGATCGATTGATGGGACGCCAATTGGTGCAAACTCTGCGTCTACAGTGGCGGCAACAACAGTAAGCGCAACTGGTAATATTACAGTTGGTGGCACAGTAGATGGTCGTGATGTTGCGGCTGATGGCACTAAGCTAGATGGCATAGCAACAAGCGCTAACAATTATTCACACCCAACATATGCAGGCGATGATGCGTCTATTGATACAGGCGCATTGACGGGTGCTGTGGTTATATCTGATTTAGATTTAAACATTACGACAGATACACTGGGTCACGTTACTGACGCAAACGCTACAGTAGCTACCAGAACACTTACTTTAGCTAATTTAGGCTACACTGGTGCAACTAACGCTAATAACTCAACATCTAATGCTACCCACACTGGAGAGGTTACAGGTTCTGGCGCTTTAACTATAGCTAATGATGTTGTAGATGCAGGTAATCTTAAAGTATCGGGAAATGGTACAACTTCTCAATTTTTACGCTCAGATGGAGATGGTACATTTACTTGGGCTACTCCAACGGATACTAACACTAACACAACTTACAGTGCTGGCAGTGGTTTAGGGCTTTCTGGTACAACATTTAGTCATACAGATACATCATCTCAAGCATCTGTTAATAACTCTGGTCGCACATACATTCAAGATATAACCCTTGATACATACGGACACATTACTGGAATATCATCTGCTACAGAAACAGTTACAAACACTGATACTAACACAACTTACAGCGCTGGTTCTGGGCTTGGTTTATCTGGCACAACATTCAGCCACAGCGACACATCATCACAAGGTTCTGTAAATAACTCTGGCTCAAATTTTATCCAAGATATTACTGTAGACACTTATGGCCACATTACAGGGATTACATCTGCGGCGGCAGGCAGTAGTACAACTTTTGGTGCTGTTGGTACTTATGTTATTGCTTTTGGTGCAGTAACCACTGCATATCCCAAGAACAGTACAATATCAGGAAGCACTCTTGTGGCGACAAAAGGTAACAATAATTATATTGGAGGTGGTTTAAGTAAATATACTTATGGTACTAGTTTCACCAGCAATAGTGGTCATGGTATGAGTGGTTTTTCTTCAAGCGATTCTCAATACATTGTATCTATGGGTTGTAGTGGTACTTGGAGATGTATGAGCGAAGGCGGAAGCACTGCCTCTAATAATCAGCGTCAAAACCATTTATGGGTCAGAATATCTTAATTACAGGAGGCGTTTATGCCACAAGTAACAATAACAGAAGTGCGTAATGCACAATCACTAAACACAGAAAATACTGCATTTGATGTAGAGATTAACCATCCAGAGTTCGGCTGGATACCTTATGGTTTAAACCCTGATGATACAGATACGACTGTAGACAACAGCGTATTGCTTGGGCTTATTGGTTCAGACTATGCGGCTTATGTAGCACCTACTCAAGCAGAGCTTGATGAAGCACTATCGGGTCACCTAAGAGCGCAACGTGATGATATGTTAGTAGAAATAGTAGACCCAATAGTAAGTAACCCTCTACGATGGGATGAACTTACAGACGCTAAACAAGCAGAGTGGACGCAGTACAGAACTGACTTACTTAACTTACCAGACCAAGCTGGGTTTCCGAACACAGTGACATGGCCTACCAAGCCAACATAAAGGTATATTGTTAATAACCATAAAAATATGTTATAGTCACAACAACTTAGACCAATGAGGTAAACATGCCACTAATACCATTAGACATCCCTGCTGGCATTTACCGAAATGGTACTGAATTACAAGCATCTGGGCGATGGCGTGACGCCAACTTAATTCGTTGGGTTGATGGCACAATGCGCCCGATGGGTGGCTGGCGTACTAGATCAGACACGGCGGCCAATGCTAAAATTCGTGGATTAATTACTTGGATTGGGAATAACCAAGACAGGTTTATAGCTGGCGGAACATATAATAAACTTTATACTTGGACATCTCAGGGTGTGCGCCACGACATAACACCAGTTGGACTAACTGCTGGACGTGAAGACGCCGAGGCATTTACAGGATATGGTGGCAGTTACTTTGGGCAGTATGCCTACGGCGTAGCTCGCCCAGATACAGCGCGAATACAGCCTGCAACAACTTGGTCGCTAGATACATGGGGCGAATACCTTGTAGCGTGTAATGAGGACGATGGAAAAATTTATGAGTGGCAAATAAATAATTCTACACCAGCCGCAGTATTATCAAATGCGCCGACAAACAATGAAGGTATTGTCGTAACTGAAGAAAGATTTTTGTTTGCATTAGGTGCAGGCGGAAATCAACGTAAGGTGCAATGGTGTGACAGGGAAGATAGCTCCACATGGACGCCAGCCGCCACAAATGAAGCTGGTGATTTAGAATTAAACACAAGCGGCAGAATTATGGCTGGCATACGAGTGCAAGGCCAAACTTTAATATTAACAAGCATGGATGCCCATGTAGCCAATTACATTGGAGCGCCATATGTTTATGGTATCGAGCGTGTTGGGGCTAGTTGCGGATTAATTGCAAATAAAGCCATAGCATCAGTTGATAAAGGCGCGTTCTGGATGGGCAATCACTCATTCTATGCATATGCAGGCGGTGCAGTACAGCAAATCGAAAGCGAAATATCAGATTATGTCTTCTCAGATATAAACCGAGCGCAAATATCAAAAACTTTTGCAGTGACTAACAGCACATACGGCGAGATATTCTGGTTTTACCCATCGGGATCATCTGTAGAAAATGACAGATATTGCGTTTATAATTATGTTGAGAATACTTGGTATATTGGCGAACTAGGCAGAACTGCTGGTTATGATATGGGTACATATCGACAACCAATATGGGCAAGCGCAGAAAACAACAAGTTATACGAGCATGAAATCGGATTTGATTATGGCTCACTTACACCATTTGCTGAAAGCGGATCAATTGCGCTAGGCACTGGCGAAAGCGTAATGTCAGTAACAGAAATGATACCAGATGAAAAGACGCAGGGCGACGTGACAGTTACATTTAAGACAAGGTTCTATCCAAATGGAACTGAACGATCCTATGGCGCATTTTCAATGTCTAATCCAACATCTCTGCGATTTACAGGCAGGCAAGTTAAATTAAGAATAGACGCAAATTCATTAGGTGATTGGCGTGTTGGTATAAATAGACTTAATGTTACGGCTGGTGGGGCGAGATGAGTGAACAACAGCAAAAAGCCCCAGACGTTATCGGCAACGATTGGCGGACGTGGGGTCGAAGGCTTGTTCAACATTTATCGCAAACTAGGTCTACATTGGTTCAGCAGAACGGCGAGGAAAACGCATCCGAAAATGGCACAATGATGTGGGACAGGGTAAACCTATACCCAGTTGTAAGTAGATCGGGAAATTTTCGTGAAATTATATTAAAGAATGCAATCCCTGCATCTAGTGTTGGTGTAGCTGGCGATAAGGCTGGATTAATATCTTGGGATGCATCATATATTTATGTATGCACTGCGGCTCACGATGGGTCAGCTCATATTTGGAAGCGTGTGACATTGACAGGTGGCTCATGGTAATTGATGAATTAATAGAAAATTGCAAAGAGTGGATCGAGGCTGCGTTAGAGTATTCTGGCGGCACTCACGATTTTATTCATGTAGTTGAAGGGATTAAATCAGGTGCAATGCAACTTTGGCCTACGCCAAGGGGGTGCATCGTATCTGAAATTGTGGTATACCCGAAGGTAAAGCAGTTAAATATATTTCTTGGCGGCGGCGAATTGGATCAAATAATGGATATGCACACTGACGTAATTACCTGGGCAAAGGCACAAGGGTGTTCAGCATTAACAATGACAGGTCGTGCTGGATGGAAAAAACCACTTTCGGAACATGGTTGGGATCAACTACATTCCTCATACATTAAGGAGTTTGCATAATGTCAGGCGGCAAAGGTGGTTCAACCACATCAGAAGTAACAGTACCAGCATATATAGAAAATGCGGCTAAAGCTAACTTAGCAAAAGCTTCTGCAATATCAGAAGTCGGCTATACCCCATATTACGGGCCAGATGTTGCGGCGTTTAATCCAATGCAACAGGCAATGTTTCAAAACACATCAGACGTTGCTAACGCATTTGGAATGGCTACTCCAACAGACCCACAAGATATAATGGGTAATATGGGAAGGCCACAAACATACGCAAATGGCGTAACTGGTTACTCATCAGCTCCAATGTTCCAGGATGCAGTTGACACATTAGGATATTTTAGACCAAATCAAAAAGCCCTTATGGATAGTTTCTTTGTAAACCCAAATACAGGATTTGACCCAAACTCACCATATGTAGCAAGCCCAGGTAGCGGCGTATCCCTTAATATGATGGGAAGAAACCCAAGCTTTAGTGCAAATACTACTAATTATGGATCAGATAGTGATTATTATGGTGGGAATAGCGGTGGGGGATATGGAGGTTCTGTAGCTGGTTATGGTTCTGGAATGAGCCCAATTATGACAAATAATCCGTACACATCTGGCACGGCAGTTGCACCAGAAGTAATTGATCCCGCCGTTCAAGATTTGTTGGCGATGAGGCGAAAATCTCGCAGTGACGACAATAAAGCAAGACTTGACGAAATGATGGACGCGCAAATTCAAGAATATCTCGCTAAAAAAGAATTAGGCGTTAGGCAGATTGGGGGTCAGGATGTAATATCAAGATCGCCATTCGATGAGGGTTCTTCTTTTGCGGGGACTAATTATGCGACTTACGATGGATCACAAGGATTTCAAGCTCCATTTCCGTTAAATATAGCGCAAAGTATTTTTGACCCAAAAGTTAAAGATAGTGGAGATTATGGATTCCAAAACCCAAATACTAAATCTGTAATTGCGGCGGGTTATGATGCTGGTGAAGTTGACCCAACATTAGCAAGATTAGCTGGATATACAAAGCAAATTGAAAATACACCAGGTAACTATACAATGTTTACTGGTAGGGGTGTTGATGGCCAAGGGAGTCTTGGAGTAGTTGGTGATATTGCGGGTGATATTGGCGACGGACTTGGGTTTACTAACTTCAGCACTGAATTTGCAATAAAACAAAGAAAAGAAGCTGAAGAAGCAAGAATTGCGGCAGAACGTGCAGCTGCGTTGCAAGCTGCGGCAGCTGCGGCGGTGTCTTCTCCACAGCCACCCACTAGCATGTCAAAATCGTCGAGAGATAAGCGAAACGCAAATCTTGCCGCAATGTCTAAAAGGGATAGGGGCAATACTGCTGGTTCATCTGGAAAATCCACAGATAAAGCAAGTACAGTGAATAGCGGTGGACCAGGATTTAGGTAATGATTTTAATAGGTTAGACTATGATGAATAAGATGACAAATTTTAAAAGAAAAGAGGCTTAATATGGCTGGTGGTGGACAAATGAGGCCGATGGGTGGTCAAGTTGGGTCGTTGAGTGGTCA